CTTTTGACTTCTTTACGTCGCCAGCCATCGGCTTGTTGAGAGTAACCTGATGACCCTGATATTCGGCTTCTGTGACCGGAGGCTTCTTACCGCAAGTGCAATTACCATTACACTCATAGAGAAGTTCCTCGATAACTTTTTTTACAATTCTGTGTGTTGACTGTCCTGGAGTGTCTTTCTTATAAGTGTCAACCAATTCTTTAGAACCTTCGAATCTAGAAGATGGCTTCATTTTATTTTTTGAATGAACCTCAGCATCTTCTTTCATATCTTTTGGTTTCTTGCCAGCTTTTTTCATAGAGATAGCAATAGCTGCTTGTTGCGCTGGCGAAATTGCTTCTGGAACGCAATCAGGAACCATTCTGTTTCCTTTCTTCTTCATGCCAACTTTCTTATAACCGCTCCAGCATGCTTCATCAACTTCTTCTTCATGAAGATCGCTGTCAGTTGTGTGATAAGTTTTGCCTTTGGTAATGTAAGAATTCACTCGAGCCATAGCCCATTGCTGGGGAGTTGTTCCCGGACGATGACCAGTTCTCCAAGCAGCCATACCTCGATTGTAGACTTTTCTTAGAGTTCCGATAGAAATACCTGACTCCTGAGCTTTTTTAGCCAGCCCAGAAGAAGCCTCTTCGTCAATATAATCTTCTTCCATTTCAGTATCTTCTCCAAACTTGGCTTTATACGCTTTTGTATACTTCGATTCTTTAGTCTTGGCAGTTTTATCACCAGGAGCTGGTTCATACGCAGCTGGGTTTCTCGGATCCATCTCTCTAGTTTTATTCCAATGAGCAGCTCTTGCATCCGCTGTGGATTTTGAAAGTCCAGCAACATAACGAGGCGGCAAAGATTTAACAGACATTGATGGCTCCAGTTTTGATGTATTTATAAAAAACCATTGGCTATAGATATTTAGAATTCAATCTTCGAAACACTCTGCTCAGTAAATCGTCGGTCTCTTCGGCTACAGTCGTTTTTTGTTTGACAGCTTTCGGTTTTCTAACTGGTTTCTTCATAGCTTTCATACGTTGTCTGCGCTCAACCTCAGCGCGAGCTTTTACTCCGATTGGGTCATTACGTTTAGCGTAACGTGATAGTGATATACCGGAAGTCTCGGGTCCAATCTGAATATCCATACCCTTACGAACATCATTGAACATCTCGCGCGCGTGCTCGGGATGGACGTGAGGCGGAATACCTTTCTTGAACTCACCGAATCTGTTTGTTATAGCGTGGGCGCGCATCTTTGAGGCTGACATACCAGCAACACCCTCAGCATCCGGATCGCGTTCGCCAGCTGAAACAACGTCAATCTTTTTGAAATTGAACTCTCCGTTCGGTCCGTTATATCTATCTAACAGCTTCTTATATTCATCGACGCGGTCGGAACCAGCAACCATTGTTGCGTGAGTCACGCCTTGTTTATAAAGCTTCTTCAGCTGTTCGATGAAAGTCGGAGCATCGTCATCTGCCGCAGTGATATTAGCTCCTGGGAAAAATCTCTTGGCGTGTTTCAGTTTCTGCTCCGGAGTCAGAGGATTCTTCTCTGGATCCTGCGAGCTAGAGATAACGATAGAATGACCTGCTTTCTTAGCGGCTGCTAGTTCCCTGACTTTATCAACCAGAGCACCGTGACCAACTGTCGGAGGATTCATTCTACCAAAAGCGAACACATGTTCCTTATCGCCTTCTTCTGTCGGAGTGGCGTCCGGTTCGCCCTTACCTCTGTTGTTAGCAAAATTGAGTCTGCTGAACTCTGCTCTATCAACCAGCTTCGTAGGTTTACCGTCTCTAATTGAAACAAACCCTTCAGGCTTGACCTGTTTACCACCGACAGTGTTTTCAAACTCTGTAGGGTTGCCTAGAGCCTTTATCAGAATGTCTTTTGCTGCTTGTAGATGATGATGAAGATCGAAAGCTGACTTGTATTTTTCTTCGTTTGTTTTCAGGTCGTCTATTAGTTCGTTGTACGCGCCAGCTTTCTTTTCTTTGGCTGCTTCTGTCTTCAGTTTCTCTGTTTCTTTGTTTCGTTTGTCTTCAAGAAACTTCATGTAATCTTTTACGTTAGGTGTAGTTCCGTCTCTAACGGTTTGATTGATGTATGGTTTGATGAATGTGTCGTGTTTGCTTAGAGATTCTAGAACGTCAGTACCGGTATTTCTGTATGCTTCATCCGCAGCTTCTCTATGTTTAGCGTATTCGGCTTGCATAGCTTTAGTGTATTTTGACTTGCTTGTATCGTTGACTTCTGGATTGACTAGGTTTACGTCTGGGTCTTGTTTGAACTTTGAATGATCAACATCGAATCCTGCCTTCATATCGGCAAGATTCTTTCCTTTGTATTTCGTATGAACAACAAATCCTATCTGAGAAGCTGCTATCTTTCTACCTTGCGCACTGTCTTTGTCGGCTGAATATGTAATCGTGTTAGGAGCAAACTTGTACTTACCACCCTCGTCTTCAATGTCTGGTTTATCGTAAAGGAAGTCGCCTTGATACACACCACCTTCTTTCGGCATAACTTTTTGAAGATGCGCAAGAGCCACTTTCAACTTAGCAACAAGACCAGGAGCATGTCCATGGTTTCGCTCTATGTCTTCATCCGTGTAGTTGATTTTTGGATTTTTGTTGAATGCTGACTTCGAGGCTACAAAAAACTTACCATTCTCTGGGTTGATACCGAACACAATTGAAGGCGAACCATCGTACTTGGTTGTGATCTTCGACTTAGACTTACCACCTGTAAGAAGGCTGTGAAGATCATCTAGGTTGTCAGCAGCATGCGCAACACCCGCGTCGCCTCCATGAATGATATGATCCTCAGCATGTTCTAGATGTTTTAGTTTATCAACATCGAGAGATTCGATCAAAAACGTAGAGAATGTTAGCATTTTGTTACTTTCTATTACCAAGGATCGCCAGAAAGTTTCATCGACGAAGCCATCTTTTCTGATTCAAATTTGAATCTTATCTTCATAATCTTTTTCGTTCCAGCTTTCACACCGATCGATTCGTTTCCTACTTTTTCTAAAGTGATTTTATATTTTTGTAAAGCATTTAATTTTTCGTTTTCTGTTGGGTCCATAACCATCGCTTTGTAAGGAGCTTTGTTACCCTGGCCAGTTACTTTGATGTAAGGAGGATATAGAAGTTCCGCATCCATCCAATCTTGAATGAGGTATTTCATCAGATCCGGTTGTTTTATTTTTAACATTCTGTCTAACAAAATGTCTCTCATTTCCGAAAGTAGGGCAGAGCCAATAGCTTCAGTTTTTGCTTTTATCCCTGGATTTTGTCTTATGTAAGATTTTCTATCAGAAGTGCTTTGGGGAAGTTTGAAGTCTTTAATCGTGGCTTCCAATTGTTTTTTATATATTCCAGCTAAGTCGATTTTCAGACTTTTGTCAACTGTTCCAACGCCTGGATTTTTGAAACCGATATCGCCTTTCGTTTTCGTAGCTTTAGCTGATAATCCCAAAAATCCATTATGTGGACCGGAAGTGAATTTAACCAAAATGTCTGTTGGATTTTTCTTTTGATCAACTTGTTCACCAACAGCAGAAGACATAGAACCAGGTCTAGCTGTCCACCAAACGTTCTTAACTTTACCTGAATACCCGTTAGCTTTAGCCCATTTAAGAAACTCTTGAGCCATAACTTCTGCTTTACCAATTGCGTCAGCTACTTGTTCGGGAGTTGCTTGTTTTGCTCTTGCGTTGAATTGTCTTTTAGCTTCTTCGTCATACCATTTATTTTCCGCAAGAAAATAACCAGCCTGTATTTCGTTGATATCCGAGAGAATGGTATTTTGTGTCATTTAACTTCTCATAGTGGATCTGTTGTTTTCAACTATTTATAAACAAAAAAAGGGTTGGACCCTTCGATCCAACCCCTCTTTTTTCGCAGTAATGTCGAGCGGAACCCCACCGTGCTCCCGACTGTTCCTTCGGTATTACCCTCTGTGCCTCATTGCGTCTAGATTCGCATAGAACTGCCTTGATTTTATTTAGTCGAAATACGCGACTTTTTT